GTTCAGTGAGTAAATAATGGAAGAGATTAGAATTAAATGTGACGTTGAAACAGTTATAACCAATTTAAAAACAGGTTATATCTATAAAGATGAAGCAGAAGCTAAAGCTGATACTACCGTTGATCCAGCGGATATAAGAAGAGATGTATTTGTTACAGTTCCCCCTATTGACATAAACAGTATTACCCAATAAGACTATTGGTGTAGAGAAGATGGAAAATCATAAAAAAAGAATAGCTTATTATAATAAAGTTAATATTAACTTTAAAAAAGTTTTAGATATTGGTGCATACGAAGGTAATTGGACTAAATCATTTAAAGAATTTTATCCAAATGCTGATGTGTTAATGATTGAAGCTAATACTGAAAAAGAAGAAATATTAAAAGAAGTTGGTAATTATAAAATAGCAGTACTTGGTAAAATAGATGATGAAGAAGTTGATTATTATAAATGTTTAGACGGTACTCCAACCGGTAATGGAATATATCCAGAAAATACAGAATATAAATTTATTCCTGAAAAAAGAAAAGCAATAACATTAGCTACCTTATTAAATTCAGAAGATGGATTTGATCTTATAAAAATGGACGTGCAAGGTGCTGAACGAGATATTATTCAAGGATCACTTCCTATTATTGCTAAAACAAAGTTTTTATTATTAGAATTACAAACAGTTCAATATACTAAAGGTACCCCACGATTCTCTGAAATGGTTGCTTATTTACATGATCTTGGATTTGAGTTTATAGATATCTTTGATTTAAAATACGATAGAGATTGCTTAATTGAAATGGATGGTTTATTCATTAATAGAAACATAGAGATAGAAAATGAATCCTAAAGGTGGAACAGAGATATTAAAAGAACAGTTAATACAACAATTAACTAATCTACCAGAAAATATAAATTTAATTGGTTCTTTTTGTCATCCACAATTAATTAAACAAGATAAAATTAATATTATTTGGCAACATTTAAGCTACGATCAACCTAATGTACAATACATGAAAGATCGTAAATTTGTAGATTCAGTTGATTATTTTGTCTATGTTAGTAATTGGCAATACAATAAATTTAGAGAACATTTTGGTATACCTGAATATAAATCGATAGTTATTAAAAATGCTACTTATCCATTTAAAGATATTAAAAAACCAAATGGTAGAATTAAATTAATATATACCTCAACTCCATGGCGAGGTCTTGCTATTCTTATTAAAGCGATTGAAATATTAAATCAAACTAGAGATGATTTTAGTTTAGATGTTTATTCATCAACTAAAATATATGGATCACAATTTGAAGAATCAGAAAAAGGTAAATTTGATGATTTATTTAATTTATGTAAAAAAACAACCAATGTAACTTTACATGGTTATGCAACTAATGATGACATTAGAAAAGCAGTATCTCATTCGCATATCTATGCTTATCCAAGTATCTTTGAAGAGACATCTTGCTTATCGGTTATTGAAGCGCTGTCCGCGGGTTGTAAAGTAGTAACAACCAATTACGGAGCTTTACCTGAAACATGTGCTGACTTTGCACATATGGTTGAATTTGATAGTAGTGCAATGAATCTAATACATCGGTACGCGGATGCTTTAAATACAGTACTAGACAATTATAAAGCAAATGGTTATACAGATGAATTAGAAATGCAGAAAAAATATTATAACAATTATTATTCTTGGAATACAAGAATAGAAGAATGGAGAACATTTTTAAATTATGTCGGACAAAAAGAAATTAATTAAATTATTTATAGCAACTCCTGCTTTTGGTCATCAAGTGACTACAACCTATATGAACAGTGTTATGAGATTTGTCTCATCAACTAATCCTAAATATCAAGTATCAACAGCATTACATTTACAATCAGGAATGGCATTAGTTACACAAGCTAGAAACAATTGTGTAGCATCTTTTTTACAAACTGATTGTAGTCATTTTTTATTTATTGATGCTGATATAGGATTTGAACCAGAAGCTATATTTAGACTTATTGATAAAATAGAAACATCTGATGCTGGAGTAGTATTAACTCCATATCCAGTAAAAGGATTTGGTGCGCAAGGTCAGTTACAATTTATAGTTCATTTTCCAGATCCTAAAAATGTAAAATTAGATAAAGATGGTTTTACAGAAGTAACTGCTGGACCAACTGGTTTTATGTTAATCAAAAGAGAGACATTTAAAAAACTTGCAGAATTATATCCAGAAAAGAAATGTGTTAATAAACAATTAGTAGGTAATAAAGTAGAGACCATGAATGAAGGTTGGTATACATTCTTTGAAACCGGTGTTGATCCTGAAAATGGTTATTTAGGGGAAGATATATGTTTTTGTAAATTATGTGTAGATAAAGGCATTAAAATATATGGAGATGCTAAAACAGCATTATCTCACTTTGGATCTCACTCATATACTGGGGCTTTAGACTTAATGTTTAAACCTCGAGTTATTGACTTTCCTAAAAAAAACAAGTAAATTAGCACTTTAGGCTTACCAACAAGATTAGCCAACTTGCTATGATTTTCATATTTGATAAGGAAAAACTTAAAGATATGCATGATGTCATATCTTTATACAAGACTTTTGATCGGTATAAAGATAATACCAGAGAAGAACTGTACTATCATATCTTGCCTTCTTTCAAATTAAATCAATATAAAATACATAAAGACAAGGAAAATAATATGTACGCTTTTATAAATTGGGCTTTTTTAAATAATGATGCTGAAAAGCGTTTTATTTCAACAGGTATTTTAGAATTAGAAGATTGGAAAAGTGGTCATAATGTATGGCTTGTTGACTTTATTTGTGCTAAAAACCTTATAAAAGTTATGTCTTTAACAAAACAACATTTTAAAAATATTTTAAAAGTTAACCAACCTGTTAAATGGTTAAGAATAACAGATGATCATAGTATATATAAACAATCACAAAAATTTAAAAGGGAGTTTCATAAATAATGGGTAGTCCGGTAAAAGCAGTTGAAAGTGCAGTTGGTGGTATTGGTAGTGCAATAGGTAATGTAGGTAAAGACCTTAGTGGTATATTACAAGTTGCCGCACCTTTAGCCGGACTTGCATTTCCAGAATTACTTCCTGCTCTAGGAACTTTTGGTGGATTAGGTGAAGCTGGATTGTCTGGAGGTCTTGGTGAATTATTAGCTGGTGCTGGAAATTCTGAAATTGCTGAAGCAATTAATGCTGGTTTAGGTGGAACATTATTAAGTTCAGGAACACAACTTGCAACAAAAGGAAGTATAAACCCAATATCCGCTATTGGTTCTGGAATTTTAGGTGGATTAGGTTCACCAGGACTTTCTAATGCTTTAGCTGCTGGAATAACTCCTGCATTTACAGGAAATGAAGGAGTTTTAGATTTTTTACAAAGTTCATCAGATATACCTCAATCAGTATATCAAAGTGCAATTGAAAGTAATAAACCTTTAATAGATGTTTTAGCAAGTTCACCTGACGTATCTCCAACATTATATTCACAATTAGCTCAATCAGTACCTGATGAAACATTATATGGTACTCCATTTAATACGCCAACGATGCTTCAAAAAATTAAAAATGCAGGGTTAGGTACACTTAAAGCTCCTGCAGATTTATTAAATCAAGCAACATCTAGTATTCAATCAGGTGATGTATTTACCCCAGCAGTAGGAAAAGGAGTTGCATTAGAAGAAGCTCCAGTTATAGCAGGTAAATATGTTAGTAGTTTAGATAAATTAAAAGCACAACAACAAGCACAAAATCAAGGAATTCAAACATTAGACAATTCAAGAGTTGATTCTCGTATTGCTGCAATTACAAATGCAATGAATCAAGCAGGACAATCTTCTAAAGTACAAGGAGTTTTACAACAAGAAGGATTAGTTGATGCTAATGGTAATCCTATTTACAATACTATAACAACACAATCAGGTAATATACCTACTGGAACAGCTGCTTCTCAACCAAGTTTATTTAGTATGTTAGGATTTAAAAAAGGTGGAAGTGTTAAAGGTAGAAAAAAATATGCTCAAGGTAGTCAAATAACATTACAAGATTTACAAAAAATGCAACAAGCAATGGCTGCAGCTCAATTATTAAAAAAGAAAGCTCAATTAGCTCAAACTATTGCTAATCCAACAATTTATCCAACACAAAAACCATATTCACAAATGGAACAAATGTTAACTGCCCAACAAGGTATTGGTGGTATGGGCAACATAGGTGGTATGGGCAACATAGGTAATATGAATCAACCAAAAGCTATGAAAAAAGGTGGATTAATGAATTTAAAAGGACATGAAATGGATTTTAGAGATGGTGGTGGTTTTGTTCCAATAGGAAAAAAAGAAAGAGCAGATGATGTACCAGCAAGATTATCTAAAAATGAATTTGTTTTTACCGCTAAAGCTGTTAGAAATGCAGGTGGTGGAGATATAAAAGAAGGTGCAAAACGTATGTACCGAACAATGAAACAATTAGAGGCTAAAGTATAATATGGCAGACCCAACACCAACACAAGTCACCCAGAATTTACCCGCACCGTATATTGAAGGAACGGCGACCGCATTAACTACTGCATTAAATCCATTAATAGGAACTCCTCTTAATACAGCTTCTTATGCACAACAGATTGCAGGTCAAACTCCATTACAACAACAATCTTATGATTTGTCTTCTGGTCTTGGAAATTATCAACAATATTTAAATACTGCACAACAAAATTTAGGACCACAGGCATATCAACAATATATGTCGCCATATCAACAACAAGTTATTAATTCAACTTTAGCTAATTATGATGTTCAAGCACAACAAGGTGCTTTACAAAATCCTGCTAATGCTATTGCATCAGGTGCATTTGGAGGAGCTAGACAAGGAGTTCAACAAGCTCAATATCAATCACAAAGTGATTTAAATAGAGCACAACTTCAAGCTAGTTTATTACAATCTGGTTTTCAAAATGCACAACAACAAGCTAATCAAAATTTTACTAATTATGGTACTCTTGCTAGTCAAAATCAAAGTTTGTTAGGTAATCAAATTACTGGATTAAATACTTTAGGATCACAACAACAAACACAACAACAAAATATTTTAAATGCTCAAGCTGCAAATGCTCAAACAGCTGCATTTGCTCCATACACACAATTTGGATTAATTGGTCAACAAGTTGCTCAATTAATGGGAGGATTTCCTAATCAAGTTCAAACTTACCAAGCTACACCTACAGCTCCATCAACTGCTCAAAGTTTACTTGGAACGGGTGTTGGTTTAGGATCATTAGGTAAAGGTTTAGGATTATTTGGATAATATAAGGATAAGATATGAGTAGAATATTAAGAAGACCTATGTTTAGAAAAGGTGGATTGAGCAGCGAAGATACAGGTATTGTATCTGGACTTGGATATAGACATAGACAAGGATATGCAGGTGGAGCAGATAGTCAAGGAGTTCAACAAAATATTATTGATACTTTAAATACAGCAGGAATTGAAGCATCTAATTTACCTAATATAATGCCACCAGAAATTAGAGCTAAAGATTTAATTAATACACTTAAATATAAAACAGGTATAAATGAAGTTAATACTACTAGTGATTTTGATGTAATGCCAGCACCAAGAGGTGTTCCTTTTATATCAGCTACTCCACAAAGTGAATATAATCAAAAAAAAGCACAATTAGATATTTTAAGTCAACCAGAAATGATTGATAAATTAAAAAAAGAATATGAACAACAAGATTTATCACAAATTTCAAAAATTAATCCAACTAATTTAATTTCTTATATAAATAGGCAAACACCAGGAACACAACAATATTTAAATAGTTTAGTTGAAAAATTACCAGAACAATATAAATTAAACAAACAACAACAACAATTAAATCAACAATCAAAAAAAGAAGATTCTTTTTCAGAAACAAATCTTGGAAATGAAGCACAATCATTTTTAAAACAATTAAAAGACTTAGGTATAGGACCAGACCAAGATGCACTTACAAGACAAAGATATTTAGAACTTGCTAAATTTGGTTTTAATTTAGCATCTCAACCAACACCTGTTGGTTATAAACCTAATTTATTAAATAGTATAGCAAGAGCTGCTGAACCAGTTGTTCCTGGATTAGAAAAAATTGAACAACAACAACAAGAACAAAATCAAGCATTAAAAAATGCTGCGGTTACTTTAGCTAGTAAAAAAATATTCCCAACATCTTCTGCAGGAGAAACACTTGCATATTTACAAAGTAAAGGAATTAAAACTCCAGATGCTGTTAATCTTATATTTGGAAAAGCAGAACAACAACAATTAAATCAACAATTGAATTATTATCAATCTGCATTTGGTAAAAAAATTGATAAAAATATATTAAATTCTGTAGCTCAAAACGCCGCTATTTATACTACAAAAACAGGAAATCCTATATCGGTTAGTGACCTTCAACCTTTTAAACCAAATTCATCAGTAAATAATGCTCAAGCAGGTAAATATTATTATGATGAAAATAATGGTAGTATATATTTAGGAAATGCAAACGGTACTTATACTTCTGTAACACAACCAAGATAATAGGTAGTTATAATGCCTTATACTCAAGAAGATTATCAACGAGATCTTCAACAAACACAGCCTCAAAAAACAAATAATGAAGATCCGGGATTTTTTGAATCAGCTTTAGCTGGAATTTATACTGGATTATGGAATATACCTAAAGGATTAGTTTCTTTACCTTTAGAAATATATGATGCTTTCGGTAATACTAATCTTGCAAAACAATTTGAAAATACTTGGGATCATTTAAATCCTTTTGGAGATGAAGCAGAAAAAACATTAACTGGAAGATTAACACAAGCTGCAGCACAATTAGGATTACCAATAGGAGAAGGTGCATTAATAGGTTCAAAAATAGGTGGTATAGTTGCAAAATCGTTAGCGGCAGCAAGAGAAGGAAAAGATTTAGGTAGTTTAGCATCATTTGGTGAAAAATTTATAGGACCAAAACTTGGAGCGTTTATTGGATCTGGGGTTGGAGCTGGATTAGTTACAGATCAAAATATTGGAACATTTGCAGATATGCTAAGAGGAACATCTTTAGAACCTTATGCATTAACCATGTTAAATATTGATGATAAAGAAGGAAGAGAAGATGCATATAGAAAATTATTAAACAGAGTTAAATTTGGAACTGAAAATGCTTTATTTGGAGCGGCAATATCAGGAGTAATTAAAGGAGGAAAACTTTTAGCAAATGGTATTCCTATTGAAGGAACTTCTGGAGAAGTTACTACAAAAACTAAAATATTAGATGCTTTATCAGTAAATTCGGGAATGGGAAAAGATGGAACTGTTGTTATGCAATCATCAAATTCAGCTAAACGTGCAGGAGAAGAAGCTAATATGTATATGGCTGAACAAAGTAAAGCTACAATGGATAATGTTATTTCAAAAGTAGCTACTGTAGATAAAAAATTAGCAGAACAAGTTCCTGAAATATTAAATAATGTTTCTAAATCTGATTTATTAAATATGGATAAATTAAATCAAAGAATAAAATTTATATATGATGATAGTAATGTAAAAAAATGGGAACAGTTAACTCCTGATATACAAAATACATTATATTTAAAAGACTTAGATGATTGGAATAAATTAACTTTAAAACAAAAACAAGTAATATCTAGACCAAAATTTGGACCTCCAGAACCTAAAAAAATATTAACTTTAGCTCCTCAAGAAGAATTAGATTTAATTGAATTAAAAGCAGCTCAAGATAAATATAATTTATTACCAGATAATATTAAAAAACAAACAGATGCTCCAACTTTAAAAACAATTGAAGATATTAAAAAAGATAAATTAATAAAAGCAACCGATGAATTTTATGCTAAACCTGAAAATGAAAGAAAAAATTTAAATCCACCAACTTTTGAAAGTTTAGGTCTTAATAATAATAAATTTATTATTAATAAAGATCCTATAGGAATACAAGATTCTGATTATACTTTTGAACCAATTAAAAAATCAGGATATAATAAAGAACAAATTAAAGAATTATCAAATAATTTAGATAAATTAAAAAAAGATAAAGAAATATTTTTTAATGGAATTAATAATCAAGCACAAAATATTTTTAATAAACCAGGAATAGTAACTGCTGAACAATTAGCTACAAAATCTCCAAATAAAATAATTGAAGAATTTAAACAAAATTTATTACAAAATGAAGAAAATTCAAAAAAAATTACATCTTTTGACAATCAAATAAATGATTTAGAAAATAAAGTTAAAGAAGCTAATTTACCAAAAAATCAAGAACAAATATCCACTCCAGAAGAAATAGAAGCAAAACAAAAATTTAATGATTTATTAAATTTAAAAAATCCAGAAACTAATAAAAATATATTTACATCAGAAGAACAACAAAAAATAAAAGATTCAATTACAGGACCGTTGTCGGCTATAAATAATAATCAAATAAAATTATTACAACAAGGTTTATACGGTGAAAATTTATTTAATGCAGTATTTGATAATCTTAAAAATTATAGAACAACTTCATATAGAGCTTTTAAAAGATTACCTTTTGAAAGACAATATAAAATAACAGATGAAATAAGACAAAAAGGTTTTGATTCATATATTAAAACTGAAAGTCCAGAATTAAAAAAAGCTGGACTTAATGAACAACAAATTATTGTAAAAGCTAATGAAGATATAGATAATTGGATTAAAGGTTTTAATGAATCACAAAAATTAGAAATAGAACAAAATAAACCTACTAGAATTTTTGGGGGAGAAAAAACAATTAATGTTGGTTTAGATTCTTCTATGTTGGAAGCAAAAACAACAAAACCTTGGCAAAGAGAATTATTACAAGAAATTAAAAATCCTGTTTGGACTTTATTTTCAACAGTTAATGGATTAACTAATATGAATTTATCTATAGAATATTTTAAAAATATGCGTGATGCACTTACTCCAATTGAAAGAGTTTATAATCCTTTAACTTTAGAAGTAAATTATTTATATAAAATAAAAAAAGAAAATATTGAAGCATCTATAAATAGATTAACAAATAGTTTAATTGATCAAAAAAATGCAGAAAATGCTTTACGGGATCCTAATATAAAAATATCTGCATATGAAAGAGATCAAATAGAAAAAACAGCAAAAAATATAGTAACAAATGCAATAGAAAATCCAGAAAAATATTCTAATGTAAATGAACCTTGGAAGAAATTATTAGAACGTAAAACAGCAACAGCTCAAGAATTTTGGAATACAAATACAGGATTTGAACCAAATGAAATAAAAGAATTAGAAAGAGAAGGAATTATAAATCCAAATGATAAATCAAATCCAAATAAATTAGTTATTGCTGGAAAAGTTCCTGGATTTAAAAATTTACCAAATGAATTAGAAGGAATGTATATAAAAGCAAGAGCATATGACCCAATTTATAAAATTGGTAATAATACATTAAATAGTAGTTGGGCAGGATGGTTATATAAAAATACGATATTATTACCAAAAGCATTTTCACAAGCAGCCAAAACAGTATTTTCTGTGGCAACTCATGGTCGTAATTTTTTAACAGCTTCTGCATATGTAATGGCAAACGGTGGATTATTACAAGGAGATTCATTTAATATGATATTACCTGAAAGTTTAGGAGGACAAGGTTTATTAAATAAAGCAAGAATTTATAGTTTTAAACAAGCATTAGGAACTTTAACACCAGAAGAAAATGCATTTTATCAAAGGTTATTAAAAGTTGGAGTTGTAAATACATCTTTAGAAAAAGGACAAATTAATAATTTATTTAGTGATACTATAAGAGATTTTGATCCTAATTCATCATTTAATAGATTAATAAATAATTCTTCTAAAATTCAAAATATTTCTAGAAATATACAAAATTTGTATACTGCGGAAGATAGTTTTTGGAAAGTAGTAAATTGGAATTTAGAAAGAAATCGTTTTGATAAAATATTAGAACAAAATAATATAAATAAAAATAATTATTTAGATGTTTTTACAAAAGATTTATCTAATATTATACCAAAAACACCAGAAGAAGCAGAACAAATAAAAAATCAAATTAATTTACAAAATTTCTTTTGGCATGATGAATTAAATAAAGCATATGCTATTGGATCATATGATAATTTTTTAGATGAATTTGCTGGTCATTTAACTAGAAATCAAATTCCAAATTATAGTTATACTACTGCAGGAGCTAGAGCATTACGATTAACACCATTTGGTAATTTTATAGCTTTTCCATTAGAAATAATGAGAACAGGAACACGTATTGCTCAACAAGGTATAAAAGAATATACAAGTGGTATTCCAGGAATAAGCGGTTTAAATGGTATTGGTACAAGAAGATTATTAAGTTTTGGAACAACTATAGGAGGTCTTCCTATTTTAGCGGTTAATGCAGCTAAATCGTATTATAATGTTTCAGATGATGAAATGACTGCTTTAAGAAGATTTGTTCCAGAATGGTCTAAAGATTCTATTTTAATGCCTGCAGGAAGAGATGATAATGGATATTTAAAATATATAAATTTAAGTTATGCAACACCTTATGATACAATTGCAAGACCTTTTAATACTTTATTTGTTAATATTCAAAATGGAATAGAAGATAAAGAAACATTATATAAATCTTTAGGTGATTCAATATTACAAGCAGGAAAAGAAATTTTAAATCCTTTTACATCTGAATCAATTTATACACAAGGATTAGTTGATTCTGTTTTTGGAAACGGAATTGGTAAAGATGGAAAAAGAATTTGGAACACAGAAGATGATCCTTTTGTTAAATTTGAAAAAAGTATTTTTCATGTTGGAAATACACTTGTGCCTTCAACTGTTGATACTTTTAAAAGATTTGATTTGGCAGTTACAGGAAAACCAGACGATTATGGAAGAACTTTTAATTTAAAAGATGAACTTCCTGGTTTGGGTGGATTTAGAGTTTTACAAGTAGATCCAGAAGATGGAATGAAATTTAAAGTAAATAGTTTTGGATCAAAAATAGAACAAGATAAAAGTTTATTTTCTTCACCTTTATTAACTGGTGGTAGAGTTACACCAGATGAAATTGTTGATAGTTATAAATATTCTGAAGCAAGAAGGTTTAATAATATGAGAGAAATGTATTTAGATATAAGAGCTGCTAGAAAATTAGGTATTCCAGACGCTATTATACAAAAAACTTTTCAACAAAGACAAGGTATAACAAAAGATGTAGCTGCTTATGTAATGCAAGGAAAATATTTACCTAATGTTCCTAATAAAGAATTTGCACAAAAATTACAAATAATTACAAATAATTTAAACAATAAACAAGGAGTATATTTACAAAATCCATTAATTGATGCATTACCTCAAATTAATGAAATTATAAATAACAATAAAAGCAAAGATTTATTAACAGATCCATTAGAATTACCACAACCTTCATTAAGAACAGGTGTTTCTGATTTTATGAGCGGAATAACTTCATCAAATGCTAATGTGCCTGATACCGGAACAGTTTCTAATTCTTTTGTAATTAATCCAAGACAAGAGGATATGTATAGAGAATTACAAAAAAGTAACGCACTTGATCAATTTATAAGATAATATTTACAATTAAAACGTTAATTGATATATTGAACAATTATGCCAAAACGAGCAATTACGACCGGAGAACATATAGTAGAACTTTATGGCCATATTACTGGCTTAAAAAAAGAAATATGTCATATAAAAGATAATCATTTAAAGCATTTAAAAGAAGATATGGAAAAAATGAACTCTAAAATAGATAAATTAACTACTATGATAATTAGTGGTATGGGTTCTATAATTATTTTAGTTATTACAATGATACTAAAATATTATAAAATACTTTAATGTTTGAAGACGTAAAAGAAAGAATTAAACAACACGAAGGTTTTAATAATAGAGTTTATAAAGATTCTTTAGGTAAAAAAACTATAGGTTATGGTCATTTAGTTTTACCAACAGATTCATTTAAAGATAGTGAGTATTACGAAACTTCTGTTTTAAATGATTTATTTGAACAAGATTTTCAAAATGCTTTAGATCAAGCTCAAAAATTATTAGACGGTTATAATCTTCCAGATAAAGCTATAGGAGTTGTTGTAGAAATGATTTTTCAACTTGGTATTGGTGGGGTATCTAAATTTAAAATGATGTTAACTGCTTTAATGGCTCAAGATTATGATAATGCAGCTAATCAAATGCTTCGTTCAGAATGGCACGAACAGTCCCCAAAAAGATGTGAAGAACTTTCTAACATCATGAGATCGTGTTCATAAAATAATTAAAATTTTTCTTGTTCCCATAAAGAAAAAAATATAAAAGGTGTTATGGAAAATAAATTACTAGTCCACAAACATTTAATTATTCGGGCAGAAGTTGCGAGGCCTCCCCAAAGTGAATCATTTTTCCGTGTTTGGTTAAGATTTTTTATAAAAAGTATAGAAATGAAAATAATGATGGGACCATATGTTAAATATTCACATATGAAAGGAAATGAAGGATTAACTGGAATGGCTATTATAGAAACATCTCATGTTGTAATGCATTGTTGGAATTTACATAATCCTCCTTTAATGCAATTTGATGTGTATTCATGTAGTGAATTTGACCCTATTAAAATATGTGATAAAATTAAAAAAGATTTTGGTGCAACTAAAATAGCTTATAAATTTTTGGATCGTGAACACGATTTAACAGAGATTGACATTAAGAAAAAATAACCTATATTGTTATTATGATGAAAAAAATAAATGAACTAGTACACATTGTTCACATAATAGTAACATATATTTGGAAAATAATAGTTTGGATTAAAAATACTATTGTTTCAATATTGCATACTGCTATCCCTGACAATGTACCAGTTGTTACTATTAAAAATCCAGTTGTTGTTTCAAACACTGTTCCTGTAGCAAGTGCTACAACTGCTGCTGTTTCTACTACAACTATAGTTAGCTAATAGCTACTTGAAATAAAAATAGTAAACACTATATACATCTAGACTGCACCATGTGGGTGGGTCGATTAACTTGCTTAACAAAGGAGATAATTATGAATTACAATTCATTATTCCCAAACAATGGTCTTATCAATGTGGATGAGTTCCATAATCAATTCGTACAAC